GTCGATGCAGGGTTCAAAGCCAACCGGCACAACGCAGCCGCGCTAGCACGTTCGCAACACATTTCAACACGTTTGAAGGAATTGCAGACGAAGGCTGCCGAAAAGGCCGGTGTGACCATCCAGAGCCTCACAGACGAGCTTGACGCGATCAAGAAGGCAGCCGCAGGCGCGGGACAGCATTCGGCAGCCCTTGGGGCGGTAATGGGCAAAGCCAAGCTGCATGGTCTGCTGATTGAGAAGAAGCAACACTCCGGCCCGAATGGCGGCGCGATACCCATTGACCTGACCAACGTATCGGATGAGCAACTTGCAGCACTCAAGGCCATCTTCGGTCCTCTTGCCGGTGGAACCGGCGATGATGATGAGGGCGATCCGAGCGGAGGAAGCGAAGCGTAAGGCGGGAGCCGAGCGTGACCGTGTTGCCAAGGATGCGGAGCGTATCCGAGTGCGCTGCAAAACCCTCGCCGGTTTTGTTCGTGAAGCATGGCATGTGCTGGAGCCGAAAGTACCGCTGGTCTGGGGCTGGCCGTTGGATGCAATGTCGCAGCACCTCGAGGCTGTCACTACAGGGCAGATAACGCGGCTGCTGACCAACTGCCCGCCAGGCTTGATGAAGTCGCTGCTGCACAGCGTGTTCTGGCCAGCATGGGAATGGGGACCGGCTGGCCTTCCACATATGCGCTATCTCGCGTCGTCCTACAGTCAGGATAACGTGATCCGCGACAATTCGAAGATGCGCCGGCTGATCGAAAGCGACTGGTTCCAGGCACTGTGGCCGGACCTGAAGCTCTCCAAGGATCAGAACGCAAAGGGCAAGTTCGAGAATACCGCGACAGGCGGCCGTGAGGGCAGGGTGTTCGCATCCATGACCGGCGGTCGCGGCGATCGGGTGATCATCGACGACCCGCACTCGACGGAAACGGCAGAGAGTGATGTCGAGCGGCGGAACACGATCCGCATATTTCGCGAATCTATATCCGACCGCCTGAACGATCTCGACAAGTCGGCGATCGTGATCATCATGCAGCGGCTCCATTCGGACGATGTGTCCGGCACCATTCAGAAGCTCGGGCTTCCCTATGAGCATCTGTGCCTGCCGATGGAATACGAAGGCTCAACGAAGACGACATCGATCGGCTTTAGCGACCCGCGCCGTTATGACGGGGAACTCCTGCTGCCGGAGCGGTTCAGCCGCCATGCTGTGGACGACCTGAAGATTGTCAAAGGCCCTTATGCCTATGCAGGCCAGTATCAGCAGCGGCCAGTGCCTCGTGATGGCGGCCTGTTCAAGCGGGAATGGTTCGAAGGCAAGATCATTCGGCAGGCACCGGAAGGCACGCGCTGGGTCCGCCATTGGGACTTGGCGGCCACGAAGAAGGTGACGGCGGCCAGAACAGCCGGCGTGAAGCTCGGCAAGACGCCCGACGGCAAGTTCGTGGTCGGGCATGTCGCCAAGACGCAGGACGAAGGCAACGCTGTTCGCCGGCTGATCAAGGCAACGGCCGAGGTCGATGGTAAGAAGGTGGATATCAGTCTTCCGCAAGACCCTGGCCAAGCTGGCAAGGTTCAAGCGCAGGACATGGTTGCCATGCTCGCGGGCTGGAAGGTCAAGGCGCAGCCGGAAACGGGTGACAAGGTCACGCGCGCCGAACCGTTCTCCAGCCAGTGCGAAGCCGGCAACGTCTACATCGTCGAAGGCGAGTGGAATCAAGACTATCTCGACGAGCTGTGCATGTTTCCCGGTGGTTCCTTCAAGGACCAGGTTGATGCCTCGTCGGGAGCTTTCGCCGGTCTCATGACCAAACAACACGTCACGACATCGGAAGAGCTTCGGATATGAGCAATACTGTCGCCACGACGACCGATACTCTCGATGCCGCCGAGCAGAAGCGCGCCTTGCCGCGGACGTTGATGGGTGGCACAGATGCCATGCGCAAGGCTGGCAAGACCTATTTGCCGCAGGAAGCTGCCGAGAGCGAAGCCGCCTACAAGGACCGGTTGGCGCGAACCTTTCTGTTCAACGGCTTCAAGAAGACCGTGAAGGACATGGCCGGCAAGGTGTTCACCAAGCCGGTGCAGATGGGTGATGATGTTCCGGCCAAGCTGAAGACCTATGCCGAGAACATCGATCTGACCGGGCAGGGGCTCAACAACTTCGCCTACGCCGTGTTTGAAGCGGGGATGGTTGACGGGATCTCGTACATCCTCGTCGAGATGCCGCCGGCCAAACCGAATGCGACCCGCAAGGATGATATCGACAGTGGTCGCCGGCCGTATCTGGTTCTAATCGAAGCCTGCGCGTTGATCGGCTTCAAGTCGACCACAATCAACGGCCGCCACGTCCTGACGCAGGTCAGGATCATGGAGACGACAACCGAGAACGATCCGGAAGACGAGTTCAACCAGATCGAAATCCAGCAGGTCCGCGTCTTCGACCGAACCGATGTTGGCGTTCTGTTCCGCGTCTACCGCCTGCTGAAGAAGGAAGGCAAGGAGGAGTGGGGTATCGTCGATGATGGCATGACAAGCCTTGCAGACATCACCCTCGTCCCGTTCTATGCCAACCGAACCGAGTTCATGGTCGGCGAGCCTCCGCTTGAGGATCTGGCTTTCACCAACCAGGCGCACTGGCAGTCGGCCAGCGACCAGCGCAACATCCTGCACGTCGCCCGCGTCCCGATGCTCTTTGCCAAGGGATTCGGCGAGGAAGACAAGCTCGTTGTCGGTGCCAACAGTTTCACTCGCACGACGTCCGAAAACGCGGACATGAAGTATGTCGAGCATACCGGTGCAGCGATCGGCGCTGGCCGTGATGACCTGAAAGACCTTGAGTTCCAGATGCAGACGCTCGGTCTTGAATTGCTGATCCCGAAACCGGGCGGCCAATCGGCCACGGGCGCGGTGATCGACCAGGGCAAGATCAACTCGCCGCTGGCAATGATGGCGGACAATCTCAAGGACGCGCTAGAGCAGGCTTTCGGCTACATGGCCGAATATGACGGGCTCGGCAAGGATGCGGGCGGTTCGATCTCGGTCAATACCGACTTCGGCCTGTCATTGCGCGATGCTGCAGAAATCCAGGCGATCCTTGGCGCTTACAATGCTGGCCTGATCAGCCGTGAGACGGCATGGAAGGAACTGAAGCGGCGCGGCTTCCTGATGGATGATTTCAAGCCGGAAGACGAGATAGAGAAAATCGAACAGGACGGTGAAGCGCTCGGCCTGATCAAGCCTCCGGTGGACAACAATGCCAACAGCGAATGAGGAAGCCCTCGACGCAGCCGTCCGCCACCAGATCGGCTTGCTTCGGTATTCCTCATCGGTGGTGAAGAAGGTTGTCTCGCTACTCAATCGCATCGATGACCGGCTGGTGGCCGAGATCGCCAAGCGCGGTATCGGCGACGAGAGCTTCACCCAGCGGCGGCTCAACCTGCTGCTGGACTCGGTACGTGCGATCATTGCCGAAGCCTATGGCAGGGCAACGACGTCGCTGAATGACGAACTGAAAGACCTGGCGGGCTACGAGCGGGATTTCCAGCTTGGCTTGCTCGGCAAATCGCTGCCGGTGCGCTGGGATTTCATCAAGCCGACCAGTGCGCAGCTCTATGCCGCTGTCACCGCAAGGCCGTTCGAAGGCCGGTTGCTGAAGGACTGGTATTCCGATCTCGAGGCCGGAGCCTATCGCCGGCTGCGCGACACGATCCGCATGGGTTATGTCGAAGGCCGGACGACGGACCAGATCATCAGGGACGTTCGCGGCACCAGGGCGCAGCAATACAAGGATGGTGTGCTGGAGATATCCAGACGCGGTGCTGAGGCGACGGTTCGCACGGCGATCAACCACACCGCCACGGTTGCCCGCAACGAGGTCTACAAGGAGAACGCCAGCGTCATCAAAGGCGTGAGATGGGTTTCAACTTTGGATGCACGCACCAGCGCTGTCTGCCGCGGTCGTGACGGCAAGGTCTATCCGCTCGACAGCGGCCCTCGTCCTCCGGCGCATATCAATTGCCGATCGTCCACGGCGCCGGTGCTGAAGTCGTGGAAGGAAATGGGCATCAACCTGAAGGAAGCCCCGGAAGGCACGCGCGCATCGATGGACGGACAGGTGGCGGCCTCGGTCACCTATCAGGACTGGCTGAAACGGCAGCCGAAAGAGGTGCAGGACGACATCCTCGGGGTGTCTAAGGCACAGCTCTTCCGCAAGGGCGATCTGCCACTCGACAGGTTTGTTGACCGCGCCGGACATGAGTATACATTGGATGAGCTTCGCCAACGTGAGAGCGAAGTGTTCCAGAAGGCCGGCATTTGACGGACAAGCTCCAACGCTTTCGGGTAATTCCTGGCGGACCTGCCGGCGACGGCGAGGCGAAGCCGAAGGCGTATCGTGCAAGGAAGCGCGGCGAGCCGGAAGTCCTGACCTGCAGTGAATGCGAGAAGGACACGGGCGTCGCAACGGCGCTCACCTTTGAAATGAAGCAGGGCCGGATGATCCGCGACGGGCAACCGTTCGGCGGGTCGAAGGTCATCTATTGCGGCCATTGTCTGGCACGCGGCAAGCTGACCAAGC